CATCTCCGTGCAGAGGCAAGACGTCGGCGGCTTGCAAAGCTGCCGAAGTGGGATATGGTTCCGTACTCGTTCGGTATCGACTGGTACTCTCGGGGTTCCGACGGCAAACGTGGGGGTGTAACCTCCATTAAGTCTAAGAAGCCTCATTCGAGGCGTGTATGACAGCAGGAAGTAATGTCCACTCTCCCTCCAACTCCTACGACGAGACTTACGTCAAGACGTGGAGCGGGGCGAATGGAAAGTACTTGAGTGATGGCCGAGATAAGTGGAATGCATATTCCATGCATCTGGTAATGGAGTCAGTCCAGTACGGACAAAACTCATTCCCTGTTCACGTGAACAGTGGACCATCCTTGATGACCTGGAATAACGCAGACGAGATGCGTCTGCAGTCCAAGTTAGTCAAGAAAACACGCGGCCATGAATTCAATTTGGCCGTCAATCTCGCTCAGGCTAATCAGCTGATTGAGATGTGTTCTACTACTATCCTGAAACTGGGCCGGTCCCTCTGGTATCTCAAGCGCGGAGACATTCAATCTGCGGCTCGGGAACTGGGGATCGGGCGTTACCACCAAATCCGACTCAACAGTCGTGATGTTAGTGGACGCTGGTTGGAATTACAGTACGGTTGGTTACCGTCCGTGAGTGACGCTTTTGAGGCTGCCAAAGCCTTTGAAGCTCTCTCTGAAGGACGCGCTGCCCGGATTGTTGCAGTGCACAAGAAGTACGCGCGGATAGACCGCAGTGCTGCTCCTAGTATCTATTCAGCGCCAGGGTATCAACTCCTGGTGAAGAAAATAGTCTATGAAATGGACGAGGAACTTTCGTTCGCTCGCTCACTTGGACTACTGGACCCGGCATCGGTTGTGTGGGAGATCGTTCCATACTCCTTTGTTATCGATTGGTTTCTGCCGATCGGTACGTACCTTGATAACTTGAGTGTCATACCCAAGCTTAAAGGTCGCTTCCTCTCTAGTCTTTACAGTAAATGGGACACCCGCTTCTTCGGGGTGAACGATCCCAACTATAAGACTCTTTTGAGTGGAACTCGTCGGTTTGGACACGGTCGGGACTTAACGAGGTCGATCTCAAGTAGTTTAACTACCCAAGGTCCGTCTTTCGTGAACCCGATTACTGCATTGTCACGTCGGCGCATTGCGTCGGCTGTGGCATTAGTCCATCAGGCCCTTACGTAGCAATCGCTACACCTCTTGAATCTTTATTTCAAATCCAAAAGGAGCTCAATATGAGCGCAATGACGAACATTCTCGTCAAAGATGACGCAGCCACTCCCAAAGAGTGGACCCTGATCCCCGTCGGTGACGACCCTCCGGCCTGGCGCGCGAACGATACGGCGATCCCCTTGATGGGGCAGCCGCGTCTTACCGTGACAGACCCGGAACAGTTGAAATCCGGCGACTGGAAGGTTACTGCGAAGTTGGAAGTCCCCGTTATGGAGACTCTCGGAGCTTCGGGAACATCCGCCGGCTATGTTGCCCCTCCTTCGGTGGCCTACGTTACGACGTACATCTTTACGATGTTTGCGTCTTCGCGTTCCACTCTTACGGACAGGGCGAATGGCCTCAAGATGATGATCGGCGTCCTGCAAGGTGCATCTTCGACCACGGCGACTGGCGTTCTTGCCAACACCGCGGCCGGAAGTGCATGGGCCAGCAGCGTGCTGCCCATCACGCAGTTCTTCACCGGTCTCGTCGTGCCTAACTAGCACGCAACCCGGCCAAGTTAGGGGCATACCGCCCCGTTCACAGTGATATAAGGAGTCACCATGTCTTGGATTAAGCTCAAGCCGATTGAGCAGCATCTGCTGTTCATGAAGCAAATGTCTTCAGTCTTGTCTGCTCTTGGAGGGCCACTGTGTCAGGAATTAAACAACCTGATGCAGGATGGGGCCTTTCGAGAAGTGGTCGAATTCAAATTCGACTACGAAATGGGCGCAAGCTATTCTGATTATTGTTATGCTCGCCAAATCGTGGCCCTTGTAGAAAAACAAGGGTTTCTCGACCTTGGGTATGACAAGAAAGGATCGGCTGTCACCGCGTTTATTGCAGCAGAGGAGAAGTGTCGTGAGACAAACGTCCGTTTCGAATCACCGTGTCGCGAAAGCGATGTTGCCGCAGTTTTGCACTACGCGCAGCAGAAAATCACGGAGGTTTTAGGCGAATGCCCGTCTTTCGACGAATTGGACTTCTTCTTTGGACCCGGAGCGACGACTAACGTCAAAGGTAGGCACGCTAATGCTAGGCGTAAGCTGTCTACCAGAATGGCGTGTAGCGAAGAGCTCTTGCCGACTGTCGGGGATCTCTTAGCAGAGATGCCCCTATGGACTAAAGCTGTAGGAAAGTCTTCCCCAGATGGGGAGCTGACGATCGTTCCAGTTGATGTCTCAGTAGGCAAACTTCACTTCGTGCCAAAAAACTCGAAGACCTATAGGCCTATCTGTATAGAGCCGGTCCTGAATTCCCTTCTTCAGAAGGGATACGGATCGGTTATTAAGAGTAAGCTGAGGAGGTTTGGAGTTGATCTATTTGACCAGACACGTAACCAGGAGCTGGCTAGGGTTGGTAGTGAGCAGGGAAACCTGTGCACGATCGATCTAAAGTCGGCGTCCGATACGTTGAGTCTGAACCTCGTGTGGAGCCTACTGCCCTTTGAATGGGCAGCCCGGTTGGCTGAATGCCGGACCGGTACGGTCGAATGCGAGGGTGTGCTTCTCCCCTTGGAGAAGTTCTCCTCTATGGGTAACGGCTATACGTTCGAACTAGAGAGCCTTGTGTTCTTTGGTTTAATGAGCGGTGTGGTCTCCTATATGAGACAAATGGGCGAATTAGGCTATGGTTTCGACGCCACTATTGGCGTCTATGGGGACGACTTAATTATCCCCACTAACTGCTATTCTTTAGCAGTAAAAGTACTAGCCTATTGCGGGTTTGATGTAAATCTGCAAAAGTCGTTCTGCAGCGGTCCCTTCCGGGAAAGCTGCGGAGCAGATTGGTTCGTTGGTCGCGACCTGAGACCGTTTTATCTCCGAAAGGAGCTGAGCGATCAGGTACTTTATTCCTTTCACAACTGGGCCTGTCGACGGGGCGAGTCAGCGATTGCTGAACTGTGCCTGCGATGGACTCACCGTAAACTTAGGCTTTGGGGACCTGACGGGTTCGGAGACGGTCATCTGATCGGATCCTGGACTTTGTTTATACCTCGCGAGTCTAAGAGACGTGGATGGGAAATGGGGTACTTTCGTACCTACGCACTGTCGCCAAAGAGGGATTTACGACCCCTTGATGGTGACATCCTAATGCCAGCATACTCGGCGTATAGCCGGATGTCAGCAGAAGGACCGTGCGACCCCTTTGTAATTAGGGGGGTCCATGGCTGTACGAGAAGGAAAGTGTACACGAACGTCAATGCTGTTCTAGCTTGGCGTAACAGTAGGGACTAACCATCCCGAAAGTGAGAAGGTTGC